GGTCTTCCAGTCTTCAACAGTCACAACGCCTTTCAACACCAATTGCTTCTCAAGACACTTCAAAAATAGTGTTGAGAACTTAGCTCTCATTCTACTAATGAATTTTGAGAACTTAACCTCATCCCTAGTAATCTCTGTTGCCCTGCCAATAGAATAAGTTTGCTCTGTTTGCAATCTAGTTGCCGGCACATTGAGAGCTTGATATAATTTCTTCTGAAAGTATTCAACATCTTCCATCTTACCAAGATTCTCACCACCTGGCAAAGTAGTAATTTCTGTTCCCTTACCACCTTCACGACGAGGAAGCCAGTAGTCTTCCAGCATAGTCATGAATTTACGATCATCCCTAACTTCACCTGTAGAAGCATCGTATACTAATCTATTCTTATGACGAACCATCATATCACGAAGATACTGTTCAGCTTTCATCTTAGGTAAATTACCAACATCAATATAAAATATTCTTCTCTCGGGTGCTCTTGAAATTCTATAGATTACAGTAGCATCCTCAAGCACTCTAAGCTGATTCAAAGGTTTAATTGCTTTATGCAGATACGATATAACCATCGTACCATTTGTATCCATTAAACCTGATGTACAGTGGACTATAGAGTCCTTTGCTATCTTAACACCAGTAGCTGAGTATGAAGCAGCACCGCTACCAATACCCTGAGCATTGTATCCTTTTTCATTATAAATGTAGTACTCATTAGCAGTCTGAGTTACTATAGACTCAGTATTTTTGTCTCTCTTTTTTCTTTGCTCACGGACTTTTCTAATCTTTCTAGGATCAACATTTCTAAGCTCTTTGATACCTAGTCTAGGATTCTTCTCATCAATGATGGCATGGTAGTAGAGTCTACCGTCAATATACCATCTTTTAAAAATATCATATGATTTTTCTTCAAAGTTCAACAAGTTCTTTACATTGTTGAATTCTTGAATAATTATAGCTTTGATGTTATCAGGAGATTCCAAGCCATTTAAATTAAGCTCTACTATCTTCTCATCAGTTTCATGTACGATTGCTTCGTTAACAATCTCTTCAACAGCTCTATCAATATCAGCTGTAATAGACATATCTCTATATCTTGTAACTAACTCTGCTTCTGTTCTTGCAGTTCCTTCAAGATCTACATACGTTCCGTAAGATCCACCAGCTGCAACAACAACAGCACCATCTTCATTAGAAGGAGGTGCAAAGGAAACGGGTGGCTCCTCAGAAGTAACCCGTTTAAATTCAAATCCAAAAAGACTGGCCATATTTTATCCTATATTAGAAGAGGAGCTTACGCTCCCCCTCATTTCATTCCCAGTAGTCGTAAGACCAATTAATACTATACTCTTCAATCTGATCAGCTGATCCCCAATCCAAAGCAATTTCGCTAATGTTTGTAGGAAAGCATCCAACCAATTTAACAATTTTCAAAGGAGGTCCTTTCTTAGAATATTGACTGACTGTTAAGTCAACTTTATATTCACCAGGAAAAGCTCTGAAGTTTGTTGTTCTTTGATTGATAATATCTATCCATTGCTCAACAGCGTTTCTGATGATGAACCCTTCATCATTCATTACCTGTGTTGTCCAATCACCATATTGTCTTTCACCAGCAATTTTAATTGTTCTACCACCGTAAGGAATAGATACTTGGCCAACTGTAGAAGCTGGCAGACTGGCAGAACGAACTAGGAAAGGACTGAAAGGGATTAGAGCAGGTACTCCAGGCGGTGTTGAAATGAACACCTGGAATAACGCTGGTCTTGCAAAGTCGGTAGTACTTACTAACGACTTGAATGCATTTATACTAAAAGCCATTTATTATCTCCTTAATTAGAATCTACCAACAACTTCATCAAACGCAACGCCTGATCTTACAGCAACAAAGTTAAGTTGGATGAAGTTGATTGATTTTGCTGGCTTGACAAATATATCGCCTACGAATTGATTACTATCAATTACTTGGGCTGTGTTGTTAGTTTCGTCACAAACAACTCTATAGTCGTAAATACCTCTACGGCCTTGTACATCTCTCAAGAATGGTTCTACTAGAGAAATAAACTGTGCTCTTGTAAATTCATCATTCAATTCAAATAATGAGAACTTAGCAGCAGTAGAGATTGCTTTTTCTAGAACAATAAACAATCTACGAACATTGATACGATCAAAAGCACTTGGCTTTGATAGTGCCGTCTTGTCCCCAAACAATATTGTACCTTGACCTGGGAATGTAGCAACTGGGTTGATACCGTTCTTATATAATAGATCACGATCTGCTTGATCTGGGTTATAAGCTAACTTTACAACGTTCTTGATCTGACCACGGTTAAATCCAGCTGGAGAGAACCAAGGATCACGTTGCGCATCTGTACGAACACATAACCCAGCAATATCACCGTTTAATGGAACATAACGGAAAATATCGTTGTATTTGTCATACTGATACTTGTATCCTGAATCGATCACCAAGTATGAAGACGATCTGCATGAGTTTCTGAAAGTAACTGTGTCATCTGATTCATCTTGAGATACGTTGTTGACAACGTCTGCCTTATCTGGTGAAGTAAGAACGATACAGTCTTTACGTGTTTCAGCTATGTTATCAACTAAGTAGTTAGCAATCTGCTCACCATTAGTACCACCTCTTGATTTACCAGTCATCACTAAAGACACATCAACAGCTTCTGCGGATGCAAACAAGTCATAACCAGCTAGAACTGTACCAACAGAAACATCAGTCTCGCTATCACCATCTTGACCTAATTGGAAGGAAAGATACAATGGAGCTGTGTTAACACTGGCCATATTATTAGCGGTGTTAGCAGGAGCTGTTGATCTGTGGTTTCCAAACCATATGTATTTACTTGACTCATTAATTACTGTCTTGTAGAAGTTTGTAGCACCATCTGTTGTCTTGGCATCAGTAGATCTTGAAAGTCCTTTATAAACTTCTAGAATTGTTCCTGGAACACCACTGAATTTACCATCTTCATCAGCAACTACAACGTGAAGTTCATCAATAGCAGTAGTGTTACCTTGCGATGCTTGGTAATCAGAAATACCAGGAGCAGCGTCTACTGTATTGAAATACTCCCAGTACTTGTTGACAGTGTTACTTGTGAAGTTTGTTGACAATTGATATGCATTATCAACGTTAGCTGTGAAGAATCTTGCGGTTGAGTTAGTAAAAGATGCATTGGTTCCCATAGTTGCTGGAAGACCTGTGATCTTGACGTACTGCTTACCAATAGAAGAATTACCAACTTCAAGGATATCGTTCACTTGCAATTCAGCTAAAACAATACCCATTCTTGTGTTTGCTTCAACTAACGTACCAGTAGCACTGTTAGCAACAGAGATAACAATTGAGTTAGATCCAACAACAGTTGAAATAGAACCAGTTGCTAAGTTTGCATCTCCACCAGTTATATTGATTGACTTACTGTATGCATTTACGCTATCACAAACAGAAATCTTTAGTGAATTACCCAACTCACCTGGACATCTTGCTACATACAAAACATCAGTATCGGTACTAAAGGTGATGTTGTCATAATCATCTTCGCTCTTAATAGTGAATACTTGAGCGTTTGTTACTGAGCCAGTATTAGCAACAGCTGAAATTACGCCGTTTGCAAAGCTGGTTGTATTAGCTGCTCTAACTACATATAGTGCATTACCATATGCAAGAAAGTTTGCTGCTGTAAAGAATGTTTCTGGATTGTGATTGGTAGGTTTACCAAACTGTGCTACTAATTCAGTTTCAGAGCTAATAAGGGTTCTTATTCCTACAGGACCCCATTTAAACACACCTGCTACTGCACCGACAGAAGTAGATACTGCTGGTACAACGGTTGTTAGATCAACTTCTGAAACATTTACGCCTGGGCTAACTTGAAATGCCATTTTTATCTCCTAAAGACTAGAGTTTCTTTCTATTTATAATATTGCCAACCGTCACTAGGAATTCATATATCTTGAAAAATTATCAACATAAACTACTGGTTGGTCCTCTATTGACTGACCATCATATATGATACCAAAAGGAGTAATCTCCTCGTCAAGCATTCTTTGTTTCTCATCTACAAGCCTGCGTCTGATATCTAGATTTGTAATCTCTTTAATAAATGGCTGGGTCATTGTCCAGCCAAATAATACACCACACATTGCTAGATCGTCATTACCATCCTCTGCTTCATATGAATTACCATTACTTACAAATCTATAAAGCTCTGCAATGAGATCGATATCATTTAACTCTATTTTATCATTTTCAACAAGTGCTTTGAAATTATTACAACCAACTTTCTTTGTTGCCTTTGTTGTTCTGACTCCCTTGACTGCAGTACCACCAAAGCCCTGTGATACCTCAACAGCTCCTTTAGGAGTCTTGGCTGTGTAAATAATGTTCTCATATTCAAGATCTTCATGAAGGATATCAGCAACCTGCTGGCCAATATCATTAGTCTCTATCAGTACATGAGCATTGAAGTACTTTGCTGCCGTATTATATATGACTTCCGGAAATAGGAGGGGTGATATGTTATTGTTTCTGTATGTAGCAACTACCTTGTACGGGGCATCAGAGATATCATACACTATGAAAGCTGAGAAGTCACCACCTAACCCTCTTGAAACATCCACCGTCATCATATATAATCCCGTTTGTCGGGGTTCATAGAATAGCTTAAAGAATTCATTATTGCTTAATGGTGGCTTATAAACCAAT